TCGAGCGCATCGATCACAACCTGATCGAGGCGGCGCCCGATTGCATTACCGACTGCCTGGGATAACTCCGAGCGGTCAGAAAATGAAACGTGCGATTGATTGAAAATGTCCGAATATTCGCTCGCGATATAGTCGGTCATCGTCGCGGTGACCAAACTATACGAAAGATTCATCGGAGTAACTTCTGTCTGTGGCGTGCGAACACTCGCCACACCACTAGACAATTTGTTGAATTTTACGGTATCGCCCGTCACCATTTTTTCGCGAACCATGCCGGCCAATTGGCGAGACGCCTGGAAGGCCTGCTTTACTTCGCTATCAAAAATTGTGACGAACGCCGGGGATATAGTTGCCATCTGGCATTCCTCGCGTTGTGGGTTGCACACACGCGGTTGTCCAAATGGGCCGCAAAAACGGTTACATCAGACCGGCCTGACGGTTATCGATCTCTATACAAATATCAAATGTTACATTTGAAAGTCAAGCCGGCAATGCTTCGCCATGCATTTCATAAATCATCTCCTCTACGCGTCGCGTAAAGACCGGATCACTCCCATATTTTGGATCGCCCATCATTGCCTGCGCATCAGCCAGGGTCACCGGCGCAATATCAACCTGGGCGCTGGCGCTCGGGATGTTCGGCTCATTATAACTGCGCCTGATTTTATTAAGCGCGCTGATAAACGCGGCGTTGTTGCTCGCCGATGAAATCGCCTCGAGCTCGCCATCGTTGAGAACCTGCGCGCTATGGAATCGTTGCAGCCAATCGTCAGTCGATTTAATGATCGTGTCGGCGTTGCGACCTAATTTTGTCATTTCCTCGTCGCGCCTGAACTTAATCTCTGACTCGAGCGCGCCGGTGGACTCGAGGTAAAATTTGGTGAGCTCCTCGAATTGGCCCTGATTCAGCCCTTGGTCTTTCGCCAATTCACGAAAGCCTGCCAGCATTTCATCGTTTTCATCCACGCTTTCAAGCGTCGAAATGCTCGAGACATCGTATTGGTCAGGCACTTTATGCTTGCCTTGATCCATCTTCGTGCGCAGCGTATTGTACGCATCAGACAATTTTTCAGCATCAACCTCGCCCTTTTCAGCGTTCCAGAATTGCGCTTGAACATTTTCGGGCCGTTCTGCCACCGGCTCCGCTGCGGGCGCGGGCTCAACATCCTGCACCAGATGCGGGAGATTTGTTTCGCTTACCGCATCGTCGGGTGGCGCCGTTTCAGGCGTTACGTTCAAAAGTGTACCGCTGTCTTCCTCCGGCTCAACCGCCGCAACATCACTCATGCAAATCCCTCGCTCTTATGACCTTCGCCTCGATTTCTCTGATAACGCTGGCGCGACCTTCATTGTAGAAGCCGTGCGAGGCTTCATCGCCGGGGAACCATCCAGGTTGTTCGATGGTTCTTTTTCGTAGGTCCGACAGCACTTTTGCGCCGGCTTCTGAAGCGAAGCACCGCAAATACAACTTATCGATTTCGTCATTGCTCAACCGGCGCCGCCTCGGCCTGCGCGGCCTGCGCCGCGATCGCTTGCATCTCTTCCATCATCGCCTCTTTCTCATCTTCCGTATTTAAAACGACCCCAGGAATACCCAAGCGATCCGCGATAAAGTCGAGCGCGCGGTCCTGGTTCAGTGCCAGTTGACCTTGCGGCCCCATGCCCGCCGCAATCTGCATAAACTGCACGACACCCTGGAGATCGTCGGCATTTTGCGCTTTGGCCAATGGACTGACCGGCACGATTTTGACCTCTTGCCCGTCGATCTTGAGCGGGAGCTCGATCAGGTTTTGCTCATCCATCACGTAAAGAACGCGCGAAACAATCGGAATAAGTGCTTCCTCGATCAGGCGCCCGAAGCTCGCGCCCATTTGCGTGGCCAGCGTGCTAATACGATGCGACATCTCGGTCGCAGAGCGCGCGCTCATATTGTCAGACGGCAGCGTGTCATCAAGCAGCATCTGCTTAATCGAGATTTTTAGATCCTCGAGAATTATTTGCCCGGTGTTGAAATCGCCGCCACGGGGCAGGGCGCGCAAGCTCTCGCCTTGCGGGCCACCGTTTCGGGCGACCGGGATAATCGCGCCAGGCTTAATGCTGACGGTCGCAGGATTAAGCACGCCATCATCGGCGGCCGTGTAGATGCCGGCGACGGCCAGACTCGCGTTCTGCAAAATTAACTTTTTGGTCACGTTAATCGATTGGATATCGGGCAATGCACTGAGTAGAGGACCGCGCCCTGTCACCTCGCCGGACACCACCATGTATCGCGTAATGATCCAGGAGCTCGATACTGTTTCACGATAAACGATCTCGCGCTTCTTCTCGGGCTCTATCAGGTGATAACAGTAGTAATTTTCTTCGGGCCTGTAAATCGTGGCCTCGACCAGGTTGATTTCCTCGGTCGGCTTTTCCTCGATTTCCTTGGCCAGGTCCGCGTCGATCTGGGCGTCGGGCCATTGCTGCATGATGGCCTCGCCCTTGAGGCGTAGCTTGCGATAAACGGTATCAACCTTGCCGTGCGCGCCGGCCTCGAGAGCGACGAGATAACTGGGGACCGCCTCAAAATTCAAGCCTTGCTCGGGCTTGGCGGTGATCATCATGCAGGCTGTGCCTGCTGCGAGATCCAGCAGAAATTCGCTCATGGCCAGGTCAAAGTTGCTCTGGCGCATCGTGTTGAACATTATTTCGCCGTATTGATCGAGCGCCGCCTGGAGTGGCTCGCGCTGTTCCTCGTCTATATTGGTGCCGGCGTCCAGCCGCGCCCAATCTCGATATGGCGGAAACAAGGTCGATTGAATACGGTTCGCGAACCGCTGGACGCTGTGGATCGCGGTCGAATCGTAGACGTCGTCCATTTTCGGCGAACCAGGAACATTTGCTTCCCAATCGCCGGAAAACAGATTCCGCTGCGGCAACGCATATTTATACGCGTCTTCGAGAAGACTGCGCCACGCCACGCGCCGCAGTTCGGCTAATTTGTGCCGCTGCAGAACCTCATCTACATCGAGCTTCCGCATTAGCCAACGCCAAGCGTGTCTTTAAGACCTGCCTGCGCGTCCTCACGCTGCGCCAGCAACATACGCAGCCCGCCGGTGCGACGCGCGCGTTGCCCGGCTGAAATCTGCCGTTGCTGGCTCGCCTCTTGCGCGTCGGCGCGTTTCTCCTGTTTCAGGAGACGCGCTTCCTGGCGCCTTTGCGCCGCGATCTCCTCCGCGCTCGGACCAGCAGGCTTGCCGCCACCAAATAAACCGCCCATCAGTAAAGCCTCGCCATCATTAAATAATCGCTGCCATCCGGCGCGTATTGCCGCATCACGCCCTCGACGGAAAATTTAAGATATTTGGCGAAGCGGATCGCGCGCCCGTTATCCGCCGCGACAGCAAACTGACATCGGGATAGCGCCAGCGCGGCGCCTACTTGTAAAAAATATGCAGATGCGCAACGCGCGAGCGTCATGCCGTGCTGCGAAATCGCCTCATCGCGCAACATCCAGGCCTCGGCCACGCCTGGCCAGAGCACAATTAGGCCCCAACACATGACCGGGTGCCCCTCGATTAATGCTGTATGTGCCTCGCCGACAGCGGCCATGCGCCCTAGTGACTGCTCATAGGCTGGGAACGATTGCATTACGCTTAACTGCCATGCGTCTAGGCGCATCAGACGCAGATGCGCGGTGGAAAAATCCACCACTTTTACATGCGCGGGTAATTTTATTGGACGCAAACGGAACCTTTGATGTATATAGGGGCCGTCTCCCTGTTGCTTTCTGGCCTGCGCGGGTTTCCTCCTTTTACCGCGCAGGCCTTTTTTTAGGGGTGACTTTTCTCACTCATTTTAAGTACCCTCGAGTCTGTACGATTGAGACCTTCGCGGATATCTTCGTCCGTTAAAATGGTTTTTTCAACGGATCGTTCGACGTGGAGATTTTTGGCCGCCTTAAGGAAGTCATTCTCAAAAAATAGCTCTATCTTTGAGAGGCGATCCTCGATTGCCGCAACCTGTTGCTGCGTGGTCAGCGGCTGACCACACAACTTTCCGAACGTGTTGTTGCGCGTATTCGCGATGACCTTAGTGCTGACCTTTAGCCGCCCAGCAATGCGGGCATCGTTCCAGCCGTCTGCGTACTGGACGCAACCATCGTCAACGTCGATCACTGACTCTATAAGTTTCTGGATTTGGAATCGTGTTGCTTGTGTAACTTTCGTCCGAGTAACCATGTTGTTCCTCCGATTAAGGCACGCTTGTTAAAGCGCGGTGCCGGGGGCGCTTAAAAAACACTAAAATCCATTGCCGCCTGGGCCGGCTCAAAAACAGCGCCAGGTCGTTGTCCGCGCACCAGGCGGCGATGCTCGCCGCCACCGCTGCACAGGTATCCGTAAGCGTCGCCGATGTGCGAGGATTGATTCTTGTTCGGCACATCGCGGAATCGATCATAACCGCCGGCTATGCCGACACGTTTAAAGTGATAGCCCCCGCTCAACGCCTTGCGTAGCTGCTTGCAATCCGCGTGCACCTGGAGGCCGGGCTTGCCGTCGATCAGGCGCAGCATGGGCGCAGCACCCGCCTCGCGCCGTACCTGAAAATCATTGCTCGCGGTCGGGCGCGCGTTGAGCCCCAGCGTGCGGAGATGATCGAAACTCGTGACCTCAAATATTTCATCGCGCTTTGAGCCCGCGGGGTCGCCCCAGATCTGCGGGTCGAGGCTTTTGAAGCGCGTGTTTAGTTCGTAAAGCAAATGTTGCGCAAACCGCTCGAGGCCCATGTCCTGGCTCACAATCTCGTGGAACACATTCCAGCGCCCGGCCGGCGTGCGTTGCCCGAAAACCGCCGCCGGCGTCAGGCCGAAATCGAGGCCAACGTGAATCGGTAACTGATAATCGAGCTCGAGATGGTCGCAGGACATGGTGGAGTCCGTGTACTCCTCCCAGACGCTGCGGCCTTCCTGCACAAATGTGAACTTCCCGGCCGCATAACAATTTATCCAATCCAGATTCTTGCCGGCAAGCTGTTGCTGGTAATACCCAAGCGGCAGGTTGTTGATGTTCTCGGCCTTCGGGTTTGGCACCCAATGCCTGCCCGCCGCAAAAATTGCGTCCTGCACGTTGGCGTCGCCCTCGATGACGCCGCCAGGTTGGCGGAAAAAGCGCCACCCATACTTCCCGCCGCGCGGCTTTTCCTTTTCGGACAGGGTGTAATACCAATGATCATCGTCCGGCGGGTTGGTGCACATCCAGACGCCTCGCCACGTCGGCCCGCCATCCGCTTTCGAAGGATAACGCCCTACGCGGCTAGTCAATGCGTCCACGATAACCTTGGGCAATTCGCGGCACTCGTCCACGAAGGCTCCGGTGAGCTCGAGCGAGAGCACGCGCCGCGTGTCTCGTGGTTGGTCGAGCGCAAGGAAGATCACCTCGCAATCAATGCCCGCCGCATCGCCGCGTGGCGGTAGCTGAATATGGTGCGTTATCGGCGGGCTCCACCGCATCTCGCCGAATTGACTCTCGGGGAAAATCTCCTGCCACGTTTTCAGCGTAGTTGTGCGCAATTCGGGGTAACTGTTGCGTATGATCGCGAACCTGGTGCGGCGAATACCGTCACGTTTGCTCGGTGCCTGCTTGATCGCGCGCAGAAAAATGTCGGCACAACACGCGTAGCTTTTACCGCTGCCAACCGGCCCCATGATGCCGCGCACAAAGCTATCATCGTGCAGAAAATCCCAGGTCGTCGGGCTCAAACTAAAATCAAGGTCAAGGTCATCGACGCGCCCGCCCTCGCGGCTCTTGCGCCGCCGCCTGGTGGTGCGGTCGGCGTTACGCCTTGCCATTGTGAACAACCTCAAGCTCGTGGTCTAGCGCGCCCAAAAGCCGCTCGGCCGTGCGCACATTCGGTACACCGCCACGAAGCTCTATATTGCTAATGGTCGGTGGACTCACGCCTGACTGGCGGCTCAAAGCCACTACCGACATCTGCCGCTCCTTCCTCAATTCTCGTATCGCTGTCGCCAACCAGTGCCGCCGCTTTGGCATCTTGCACCTCGTACGTTGTTACCGATGGTCCGGTCATGTTAATGCCAATAACGCTCGGGCGGTTTTGCTCGGCGCCTGGATCAAGTAGGCCGTGATGCTTGGCAAGCAGGCGCAGCGCGCTCATCTTGTCGTGCATCTCGACCTCGATCTGGTTCCCGTTGGTGGTCGGGGTGACTTTCACCTTCTTCAGCGTGCGGCGCACGCCCGGGGCTAGGTCAGCGCTGGCGCGGAGGCTAATTTCGCCCTCATCGTCCCAGCTGAGCACACTCGTGATATCGCTGCCGGCGAGCTCTTGGAGCTCCTCCAGCACCGCGCGCTTTTGCTCCTCGGTGCCGTAGCGCAGGGCTTTGCGCGCTTGGCGGGTGGTTATCGGCATTTGACCAGCGCCGCGATGACTTCCTCACGGATTTCGGGCGGGAGCACGATGCTGTACACACCAGCGCACTCCCAGAGGTCGGCGGTCTTCTCGAGCACATGCTCGATGCGAAGCTGCGCGTTCCCGTTGCCGCCGGGTGTCACGCTGATCTTGGATGTCTTCATTCTGGCGCCTCAATAAATGGAAGCAACGCGCGCACCGCTAAAATGCACCTGGCGCGTGACCAGGAGACTCTGGTCACCTTGCCGTCGATTGCGATGACGAGCTCGCAGACGGTCAGGTCGTCAGGGTGCGGGCGAAAATAGGCCAGGGTGGTCATAGCGACGTGCCCGCCCACCACCCGAGGCCCGGCTGCACGGTCGATAGTCGCGTGATCAGATACTCGCAACTAAACGCGCTGACACGCCGCTGCGTGAGCAGAACCGTGCCGGCCTCGGCCTGCGCCTGGGCAGCTAACTTCATGCGCTTGGGATGCGCCAGGGTAAGCCGTGCCACCGCAAGCATCCCGGTATAGTAGACCGCGTTGTCGCCCGGCGTGGCCGTGCGCACCCAGGCCTCGAGTTCGCTCGGATTCTGCAATAATTTCTCGCGGACCCCCCGATAGCAAGAGGCGGGGGCGGGGGGGCAGAGGGTGGCATTTGTTTTTGGCGTGATTGTTGCGATCCCGTCAATGATTTCTACATCCCGTCGATGTGGGTTGGCGCCGTGGCGCCCGTCATCCATCATCCGACCGTTTGATGTTTGCATTTTATCCTAATCCTTGCCGCTGCGCGACCTGTTCGAGTGTATGTGGCGCCGATCTGCCTGCCGTCCTGGCCTCGAGCACCGCCTGGCTCGTGGCCTCAGCCACCCGTTCCGGCGTCACGCCGGCCAGCGCCAGGCGGTCGGCGGTCGTTCGCTGGCGATCCGGCAATCGGAGCTCGCCGGTCGCCGCCTGGACGGCGCGGACGAAGGCCTGTGCAAGTGAGCGAGAGAGCGCGGGGCTATCCCTTTGAATCCCTGTCGGTTCTATCTGGTCGGCTCTATCAGGTGGCGCTCCGTCGATGTCCTCGATCACTTTTGGCTTGGCTGAACGAAATTCCTCGAGGCTCGGCAGCGGTGTTTCCTCGCCATCATAAAGCACCTGATACCTGTTGACTGGCCACTTACTGCCCCTCCTCGGCACCTTGAACTTGCGCGGGTTCAGTTTTCGCACGTATCCACGCTTCACGAGCTCGGTGACGCGCTTGCTTAGATTGTCGGGATGATGCCCAGTGTAGTTGCTGATCGTCTCCCGCGTCGGCCAACAGATGCCATAGCTATTCGTGTGCAGGCACAGGCAACCGAGGAGCCGCAGCGCCATCAGGTCGAGCTCGCGGTCCATAAAGGCGCGCGCTGGCATGATGCTATATTTCCTCTTCTCAAGGATCGGATGCTTAAAACGGGATTTCGTCATTGAGCTCCTCGTTTTCTTGCTTGTTATTAACCTCTGCAACATGCGCGCCAGGAAACTCGCGCTTGGCTTTAATTACGATGGCCGGGATCAGGCTCACGATCTCATCGACCGAGAACGCCAGGCCCTTCGCATCGAGCAAATCCACGAGCTCGATGTTGCCTCGGTAAATGGAAATGATGTCGCCTGTTTTCTTGTGCCGCGCCGTCCAGATCTCTTT